TTATATGAACATGTCAGGTTGCTTCTCTTTAATTATCCTATCCTGCACACGCTTAACAATCTTCCTCAAAGCATTCTCGGTCAGATTATAACGACGTCCAAGTTCGCCCCAATTGCGACCGTTGAAACTGTTATAAATATCAAGGTCACGTTGAGCAATCTTATATCTGTAATCTTTAGGAAAGCATATAACTTGCCCAGCATATTCTTCACTTAAACAGTTGGCAACGCTGACGCCAATCTGCTCACAAATGTCCTGCCCTAAGTTGTAATTTTTACATAGCGCAATCACCAACAATTCGATTTCTTCCAGCAATTCGTGGCGGCGGATTTGCATTAGCGACTCTTTCATAAATTACCCCTTAATCATTCGTTTCTGCCATTGTTTAAGGCGTTCCAATACTATAGACGCCTGCTCATTGTTGAGCCAACTCACGAATGGAATCGGCTCACCTTGTGCATTTTTAGCGATATTTTTAACGAACGCATTCAAACCGTCCTCACTGCGGTCGCGGATAATGCCGGCGTCCGCCATTTCGATCCATTTCGCGCGGATCTTTTTAACGATATTGCTACTCACTGTGGCAGAACTTGGCGGCGACTTGCGTTTACCATCTTTAAAACGCCCTCCGGAAACCTGAAAACCGCGTTTTTTCATGGCATCTACGACCTTATTTAACTCAATCAAATTCATTTGCGTGCAGCTATCTTTACCCACCGTATTAACAAGAAAAAGGCGATACACCTCTTTATCCATCTGTAACTTACTTTTCCCAATGTGTATAAGCTGAATTAATTGCTTTCTTCGCGCTTCTTTTTGGTCCATTTTTTGTCCTCTCCGTCATATGACTAAGCCTTCTCTCGCGAGAAGGCTGAATGATATGTTAGCTTTTAAGTTAGCTTTCAAGAATAAAGGCTATTCCTCCGGTGGTTGTGGCAGTGGTTGCCAGTGGGTAACATCATCTGGCAAAAAGTCATCACAATGCCCAACATCTCCATTTGTATTAAGCATTCCAATGGTAATATGAGGATATTTGTAATCATCGACATATAACAAGACTTGGGTGCATTTATTCGGCAATCTCTCCGAACACTTAATCCATCCATTGTTTTCACTCATTTTCCCTCTCCAAAATTGCTTTGCGTTTTGCTTTAATAATTGGCGTAACCACCCGTTTAATCGCTAATTGCAATTCGCCTATAAAGACCTCGTCCTCCATATTGTCAAATGCAATTCCCATCAAACTCGAATCAACTGCGTGAAATAATTTGCGATAGCCATCGACCTCATCAAACAGCCCACCTTCCCAATCTAATAGCACGATATTTCCGCCTAGCACTTGCGTATTTTTTGATATTTCGAGTTGGTCACGTTGGTAGTCGTCCATTTCAACTTCGATTGTCATGCGGACTTTTTGGGTTATTTCATTGCTCATTATCTATTTCCCCTGTAATGCTAAAAATTCACTCTGTTTTATTTCCGTCAAATACTCAGGGATTAAGGGGAAGTCATCCCCATCAAAGCCTGCTGATTTAACTGGTATCTTCGCGATAAAGTGATCGCTTGCCACACCACATACTGCGATATATGCCATGCGATCCCCCATCACCCAACAACTAATACCCAACTTACGGAGCATAAAATCATTAAAATTTGGGTATTTCATGAGTATTTGTCTAATGGCTTGGATTTTGGCGTTAAACGCCTTGCCGGCTTTGGTGCGATTGTTGCCGGTAATATTCACTTTCTCACCGGCAAGCATTTCAAATTTATAGGTTTTATCCTCTTTGATTTTTTCAAATTCGGGATTGTTTGTATGACACACAATGCCGGAGATGCCATTTTCACTGCCGCGCCAAAACTCATAAAACGGGATAGTGTCAAAAATTACGTTTAATTCCTTGTTTCGTTGTTCGTGGTCGATATGCCATTGTTGATAATGAGATTTAACCGGCTCAACATTTAATGCACATTTAAAATATCTAAATTCAGGTTTCATATTTGCTCCTTTAATAAGTGGGATATCGGCTTCTCAAAATCCGATAACAATTTGTCTTTAACTCAAAAATGCTTCTCGGTAGGGCATAAATGGGTAAGGTTTTGCATGCTTTCCCGGTTGCATCCATACCATACGGCACACCGATTGCACGCCAACATCGTGCGGCTTGTACCGCTGCGTCTTTAATCACCTCTGAGTTAATCACAAAGCTGTTTGGCCCAATGCGTTGTAACAAAATACCTTGCGCCATAAGCTTTTTAACCCGTTGTCTAAATTGAGTTTCGCTTAATCCGGAGCCGGCAATAAGTTGGCTTACGCTCAATATGGCAAAGTCTTCTGCCTTTTCCTCGGCTTGGTCGTCGCTATACGTGCCAACATTGCTACCGATATAAGTTACCAAGGTGCTTTGTGCGATGCGGTCTAATGTTTCATCCCAGATATATTCAAGGATGTGTTCATCTAGCACTTTCATATTTACTCCTCAACCAATTCAACATCTTCAAATCTCACAACACACCCGCCTTGTCGTTCTTTTTTGCCTTGTTGCTCCATTCGCTTGTTGTATTCCTCTTGTTCAGCCGTTAATACACAATATCTGGCAGTTTCGTATTCGTAGATTTTGTTAATGACTCCTATAGTTTCGCTGTAGTAGCGTAATAGGATGCGGACTTTTGAGCCAACCGGGAAGGGCGGTTTAATATTGTTATCCTTCACCCATTGCTGTTCTTTTTCTTTGAGTTTTTGGCGAACAAAGCTATCAAAATTTTGAATATTGTCCCAAAGCGCCTGAGTAAATTCCCACGAATAATCTCTAATGAGTGTGTTTATCATGACTTCGGGGTCATCATATAAGTAAAACTCTTCAATCAACGCTTCATAAACGCCGTTGCGAAACTCTTCCGCCCACACGGCGTCTTCGTGGTAAAAATCCGGATAATATTTTTGGATAAATTCATGTACGGTCTGTACGTCAAATCCTTTATCAAAATAAGTTGGTCTTGGTACCGGAGGAGTGTATTTTTTCATATTGTTTTTCCTTATTGCTCAAGTATCGGCGTAATTTCCCAGGCTACCTGTTTCATTTCTCGGCTTGCGGTTTGTAACATCAGCAAGCACTCTTGTTCTTTGTCGTCAATCCACATTTCTCGCGCCATTTCCACCTGTTCGAGGATGTGCGCCAGTTGTTCGGTGACTTTGATTTTTTGTTCGCTCATTTTCAAAGCTCCGCAAGTTGCCCTTTGTATTTTTCCTCAAGCGCCATCAATGTTGCTCTGTCTAACCAATCTAAACAGCCATTAATTTGATGAGCGTTGACAATGGCGTTCATTATGTGGCGCTCATATTTAGTTAATTGACGAACTTGAAGAACCTTTTTAGCACGTTTGGCCTCATATTTATCAGGTGTCCACATGTCAAACCTCCTCTGTTTCAATGACATCATCAATCTCGGTAATCGTGTGTGGCATGGCGTTAACATCAATCTCGTTTAAATCGAGTTTATTTAACGCTTCACTTATAGATTCCGCCTCCACGGTGACTTCAACCATGCAATAAAGGCGTGCTACATATTTCGGCATGTTGTCCTCCTAGTGTTGGGTTTTTGCCATTTTGTTGCAGTGTTCTGCGCGTGCGTAGCACCAGTTGTGTTCGTCTGAATTTTCAGTGGCAAGGCAGGCTTTTAACCAACCGCTGTAAGCGCGGGCATATTCGCCTGCCCGTTCCCATTGGGCGGCATCGTTGCTTAACTTGCGATACATTTCTCGTCTTTCGTTGCTCATGTTTCCTCTCGGTTTTGTTAGAATTGTTTGGTAAAATGTTTATAAAACGTTTTGCTAAGTTTTAGTGTATTATGGTACTCGTTTGAGTACCTGTCAACTTCTTTTTTGCGTACACCTAAACTTTTTTGTAAATGAAAAGTAAAGAATGAAGGGGTATAAATAAGCCCGCGCGGGGCGGGCTTGGAGGGCTTTACCAAAAGCGGCTAATCATAACAATAAGAATTAATGAAAAGGCCAGGTAAAACAATAAAAGGGTTTGTAACATCTCGTTCATCTCAATATCCTGCCTTATCCAACAAGCCGAAAATCACGGTAAAGATGGCGCCGATGATAAGATACGTCAATGGGTCTGTAAGCATTAAGCCGCTTCCTGTTCAAATGGGGTGATCACAAAGTCTTCTACGCCGCTAATCACTTTAATGCCCGCAATGCCGGCGACCGCGCTTTTCTCGTTGAGAATGGCTTCTTTGTTGATTTCCTCTTTTGTTCTAATAAAGCGTTCCAGGCCGTGAATACGTAAGTTTTGTAACACAGACTCCACCCCGGTGACTTTCACGCTCGGGTTACGCACCCGCCAGGACACTTCGCCCGTCACCAAATTGGCGGTTTTGGTTTTCCCGCCGTTGGTGATTTGGTCACGATTTGCTTCGCTCCAATATTGCACCCCGTTAGAAAGGGTTTTAATGCGTTCTTGTAGCGGTGCAAATTTATCCTTGTAGCTTTCTGTAATTTCGGCGATCTTGTCGTTCATTTCCGCTTCCAGACGCGCCACTTCGCGGTTTAAGTCACCGATGGTTTTAATATCACCGGCAGCATCTTCGCGGGTTTGCGGTACATAAATTTGTGCAGTTGCTTTAACTCGGGTAGCTGATTTAGCCATATAAAAACTCCTTAATGAATAGTGATGTTGATGTCGTGTTTTAGAAACGAAAACATAATTCTGCACCCCGCAATCATGCATTCGGCCGTGCAGACAATGCTGTCGTCTCCTTCGTGGGTTTGCATTACCACCTCTGCCTTGCCTCGGGCAATCCAGCGTCGGGTTAATGCGTTGTGTCGTACGGTAATAATCGGCACGGTGGCCAAAAATACATGGCGTACGACTAAGCCGATTCGGTTGCACTCCATTACGGCTTTTTCGGCTAAATTAAGCTGGCTTAAAGCGTGCATCGTGGCCAAACTTAACGGCTTTTGCACCTTGGCTTTCGTTTTAGGTGCTTTGTTCGGTTTTGCGGTCATCTCAAACCCCTTTGATGACATCGGCGCTGACTAACGGCGCACCCAGTTCGGCGGCAAGATTCATCGCGCCGGTGATAAGGTTACCCACCGCGAGTGGATATAACAGGCTGTGTTGGGTTTTTGCCCGGCTATTAGTCATCACTAAGCGGTTGCGTAACGCGTCCAACGCGTCCCGCTCGAAAATATCGCCAGTTTTGCGACCCACCGCTTTTAACCGCCACGCTACGTATTCTTCGAGGCAGTTATCCAACGGCGCCAGCTCGACAATTTCGCAACGTTGCACCACTTCGCGCACCTCAAAGTTGCGTTCAGAGAGTTTTTGTTTAAGCTCCGGTTGACCGATTAACACAATAGAAAGCAACTTCTTAAACCCGTCTTCCAGCTCAAAAAAGCGTTTCAGGTGTTTTAATGTCGGCACCGGCAGACTGTGCGCTTCCTCAATGATTAAAATATGCTGATTGCCGGCACGTGCGCTCTCTTTTAATACGCGGTGTAACTGGCGGAAACGTGCTTCCGGTGAGCGTTTTACGCTTTCCAATGGTGCCAGCGTGTTGATAATGCTTTCCGCAATATGTGCCGCTTTTAAGGTTTTGCCTTTGAGGTCGTTGTCCTCCATGGCGATGATGTAAGGCTCAATCACAATCACCGGCAAACCGTCGTGGTTAATGCGCTCAATCAAATCACGGCGTAGTGTGGATTTGCCGGCACCGCTTTCACCGACCACCGCCATAAACCCGCCGAAACGTGCGGTTTGGAACAACGCTTCACGCACATAACGCACATCGGGGGAGGAAAACACTTCCTCTGCCGACCGCACTTCGTCGGTGAATGGGTTGTTGAATAATGAAAAATGTTTTTTAGTGGCTGGAAATAAAGCCTGTTTTGCGAGTAACATAGTGTCTTCCTCTGTTGTAGTTATTGACTGCTCGTCAAGGTTAGGGGAATCCTCCGCAGGCGTTGCCGCGCCTGCGGAATCTTCCGTTAAAAGCTCAGAAAGTGCGGTAGAAATCCCCAGTGTTTTTAACACCTCGGTCAACCGTGTTTTAAATTGCTCGGTGCCGGTCTTGATCAGCAAACCGTGATTCACCAAATTAGTGATCACCGCCGGGGAAACTAGCAACAGCCTTGCCAGTTTGCGTTGAGAAATGCCTTTCTCTTCTAAAATTGCTTTAAGTTTCAACATAATGCCGTCCTTTTATGCGTTGACTAAACGCAATGGTTTCGCGGTTGCCGGTAAGTGATCTTGCGCAAGTAATGCTTCCAATTCCTGCTCGCTCATGCCGTTTGGATAACGCTGATTTAGCCATTTCATCGTGTCAGCCGTGTATTCATGGCCGAAACGGGCTTTAAGTCGTTTTGCCACCTCAATCGTGTTGAGAGGAGCAAGCTCAACCCGTTTGGCGTTGGCGGTCAATTCGTGCTCTTGTCCGCGTTTCGGCATGAAATCCACATAATCGTGTTCTTTCACCACTTTGAATGGGTCAATGCGACCACCAAATAAAGGCGCTTTGGCTTTCTTGGCGGCTTTCACTTCGTCTTCCGTCTCGGCGTCATATGCGATGCGCTCTACGGTCTCTTTGTTGTACTCAAACACGCTCTTATTGTGCGGTTTGTACTCTTCGCCGATAACCGCCGCGTCCACGCGGAACCCGTGGTCGTCGTATGCCACCGGCTCAACCACCGTCCAGTATTGCTGCCCTTCATCATCCACTCGTTGCACCTGAATGCAGTCGGGACGGTAAGGGTTTTTGCCAATAGTGATTTCCGTGCCCACCATAGCTTCGGTGATGTGGCGTACATCATAGGTTTTGGCGTCAAAGCTCACTGTTAATTCTGAGCTCACTTTGCGGGTGGTGAGTTTGGTCACCATCAATTCGCGGCAAATAGCAAGGCTTGGAGCCATCACTAATTGCTCGGCGGTAATCCCAAGCCAGGCTTGATATCGGGTTTTATTGTGGCGTGTATGTATGGCAGTGCCGTTAAAATACGTCATCCAACGTCCCGCCAGTTGATTCAGTTCGTCCAACCCGCTCACACGGGTGAAGCGCAAACCGCTCTCAAACTGCCGCTCCACAATATCGTTGCCTTTTTCCACCTGCCTCTTGGCGCGCGGTTTGCCCGGCGCGTTAACTTGCAATTTAATGCCGAGCTGATTGCACAAATGGGCAAACATAGCGGAGGTATTCGCTGAGCCCGGGTCCAACATCACCATTTTTGGCACACCACAAAACGGATCTTTGGTATCGCGTTTTTGCATGGCATTAATAAAGCAGTTACATAGGTTTTCCGCGCTTTCGCCGCCATACACGTATTGCACATAAATCACCCCGGAGGCATGGTCGGTAATCACATACCGCCACACCCGTTGGTTTTCCACTTTTTTGATGTTGGCAGGTTTGTTTTTGTAAAACTCCTTTTCTTCCATAATGTTTAAGCCGTTGCCGCCGTCCGCTTGCTCTTTGAGGTAATACAACACACACAAAGACGGGTCGATTTGCCAACAATGATTCGGGTGTAAACTCTTCATGGCATTCACCGGTGCAGGGCGGGACAGTTGTTCCGGGTGTAGGTTGTAAGCGCGTAACGCGCGGCTAACCGCACTTTCTGAAAGCAACCGTACTTCTCCCGTGCTTTCATCGATGTATTCCGCCTTAATCTCGCCATTGGCGCGTAGCACCTCTAACACGCTTGCTAAGCTCGACATTACTTTATTGTGGACCCCGCGCCGACAAGCCAGCCAGTAAGCGGATATGGTTTGCGCTTCGTCCAGATCTAGCGCCACCGCGCCTTTATCACTGCGTTGTTTGCGCGCTTTTGGGGCGCATAGACTTTTAAGTTCGCGCATTAACGTGGCATGGCTAACATTGAGTAACTCACAGGCTTGCGCATACACCTCACCTTTTTTGCCATGTGGCGCATTGGCGGCTTGTTGCGCAATTTCGAGGAGTTTTTCAGGTAAAATCGCCATAACGTAAATCCTTATTGATTTTCACCATTTTTAATGGCGTTAAATTCCGCGCTGTAGTCTTTGCCTTCAAAACTTTCTCGCGCCCATTCAGGGCGGTTGTCACCGTCCGCCAAGCGTGGCAAATTAAAGGCGGTGCGCAACTCATTAAGCACTAACTCAATCTCCGCAAGCGTACCCACCATAAATTGTTTATGGTCAATGCCGCTTTCTTGTGTGTGACTATCCAACGTTTCAAAGGCTTTCCACACTTGCCCACGCAAAATAGCTTCGGCGTTGTAACTCAGTTGCGAAGTTTCTTTACGCAACAAGCCGCCTTTTTCGTCCGGGCTTAACGTGTTGATGTGGTTTTTCTTTTTCTCGAGCTCGATGTCGAGTTGATTAATGCGGTCATTTTTGTTTTTTAATACCTTGCTTTGCGCTTCATAGTTGGCATGGCTTTGTTTTAATTGACCTTCTAAGATTTGTTTTTCTTGTGCATGTTTTGCGGTCAATTCTTCGATTTTTTCCAACAATTCTTCTTTGTCGGCACTTTCCGAAAATTCGGCATCCACAATTTCGGCGCGGGCGTCTTCGGGTAGTTTGCGCAATTTGCTCAGTTCGCGGTAGCCTAAGCCGAGGCGCTTACTGGTTACCAAAAAGTCTTCACCAAGGGCGCTTAAATTTTGAATATCTAGATTGACTTTCTCGTAACTCATACCTAGGCATTCGCAAAATTCGGAAAAAGTTGTAACTGTTACAGATTCTCCAGAAGCCGAAATCATTTCTAACCCCTTGAATTGTTTACTTTCTTTAATTTCTTTGAGTAGTTTTATTTCTGTAACTGTTACAAGTTTTCGGGTGAAACTGCCCATTTTTAGCATGCCGACGACCTCATAGGCTTTTGCCTTATCTTGGGTTATTTGTTTAGCTGCGATTGATACCGCACTTTGTTGTTGTTCTATTGTTAAATCTGTCATGGTTTATCCTTAGTAGGTGGCAGTGCCTAAACGTTGTTTAAGTTCGTTAATTTGTGCGCTTGCTTTGTCCATATTCGCGGCATGGCGCATGGCGATTTGAGCAAAGAGGGAGCTGAATGCAAACTTGCCGCTTTCCAACTTAATCACAAAACCCTCATTTTTGAGTACATCAAGGGTGCGACTGATATTTGCCGGGCTTTCGTCTAGCGCAGTGGCGAGTTCTTTGTTGCTTAACCCGTTGAACGAATTGTTTTGTAACACTTTAATCACCCTCAAAGCACGCTGTGCCGAATTGACCTTCTCCATGTCACACTCCTTATTTCACAAAACGGGCGGCAACGGCTAACGGTACGCCGAACTCTTCGGCAATATCGCGCGCATCACGATTACGCCCGTTATTTTTGACGGCTTGGTTGCTAATGACGTTTTTTGCTTTGGCGGCGCGGTATTGACAGGCTAAAAAGCGGTTGTGTAGTTTGATAAGTAGGCTTTTCATATGGCACCTCGTTAGTTAATCGGTTTTTTGAGTCCAAGTTTTAAGGCGATTTCATGCGCCTTGCCACGGTCACCTTTGGCGAATCCGTTCAACACGCGGGAAACTTCCACGGGGGTGTAACCGTGTTCTTTGGCCCACGCGGCGAACGTCCAACCGTTTTGTTTAAATTTGCGTTTTACTGCATCTGGTGTCATTATTAGCTCTCCTGTTGTTGATTAAAGATTTATTAAATGTTTTGCTAAGTTTTAATGCATTATGGTACTCATTTGAGTACCTGTCAATAGTTTTTTTGAGTATTTGAGGTTTTTATGTCTATAGGTCCAAGATTAAAAGAAGAGAGAGAAAGAATAGGTCTTACACAGGCGGCATTGGGTGCCGTGGGTGGCATTCAAAAACAGGCGCAGTTGAAGTATGAAAGCGGTGTAAGAACTCCGTCGGCAGAATATTTAATTGAAATATCAAAAATTGGAATTGATGTTAATTATGTTCTTTTTGGGGTGCGTTCAAACGCTGAACTAACATCAGAAGAACAACAGCTACTGGAAACATTTCGCGCCGCACCACCTGCCGTGCGCCAGTTTATGTTAGGCGGGATAGCTTCTTCTGCCGGCATGAAAATTGAAGGAAATCATAACCAACAACACAACCATACAGATGCCGACAAGATGGAAATCAAAGGCGATAACAATGTACAAATCGCAAGGAAAAGCCGAAAAAAATAATAAGAATTAGAGTCTCATTAGCTAAACACAACATGGAGGATTATGGCTATGACGATGACAATCCAAGGAAACAATAACACGCAAGTCAGCGGAAACTTAACCGAAAACCACTACCACGGGCAGCACACCGCAGAAATCCCGTTAGATCACCCGCACAGGGTGTTGTGTCCGCAGTGTAATAAGGCAACCCTGAGATTTAATGAGTATTGCGGGAATGGGCCGTGTACTTACGGCATTAGACTGCATTTTGCCGAAATAGAGAGGCAAAGGTTAGCTGACGAGCAACGAAGACAACAAGAAATCCGTGTCAAGCTAATTAAATCGAGACTGTTTAAACTCTTTATTTTTTCGGTGGTGATCATCATGGCTGGCAGTTATATGGCAAAAAATCAAATTTTCGGCCTGACCGGGCATATCATGGCTATTTTAGGCTTACTGTTAATGGCGCTTTGGGCGAAGGCGCAGGAATAAAATCATTAAGTTAACTAACCTAAGGAAATAATATGATTGATGAGAGATTACTGTATGAAGCCAGATTGGCTCATAGAATGGGAGATTATCACTCCGCAAGGGATTCATATCAGAAAGTTGCCTACCTCTATAATAATTTTAGCGAACTGGAAAAAGAGGCATTTACTAAAGAAGTTGCCGATTTTGCAGGGGATGACCCAATGTATAGGGATATTCTGGAACTCGTTATTTCTCAAATTCGACAAGCTCAAGAACCCATTCTGCAAAGCAAGTTAACCAATATAATAAAGCAACAATATGGTGAACGAGGGGCTGAATTGTTGCGCTATGTACTTTATTATGCTGACTATCGTGATGAATTAAAACGTATTAAAAAAGGGCGTAGCTATTTGCTTTTATTGCCCGCCATGAAAATTGAAGATCTTGTTGTTGAAACGCCTAAAGTCCCTAAAAAAGCGAAGATCAAAGCAGTCGAAACAAACGAAGAAATCGAAAGAAAAGAAGCGTTAGCTCGATTAAAACGGTTGCAAGCAAGAGATGCCGCAAACTTGAAAGAATTTAAAGAAAGGCAAAAAGTAGAAACTCTTATACGGAAAAAGGAATCGGAAGAAAAGGAACAACATATTGCATGCGGTATCATGCTATTATTTTTAATAATATTTTTGGCGATGATAAGATAACTTATCTTGCACTAAAAATAATGTTAATAAAACAGGGCTTTCGCCCTGTTTTTTATTTGCCCTGCGTCGCTTCAAACATCCGCTGTTTCGCCAAATAGCTTTCCAGTTGCCAAATCTTATCTTCCGCTTTGTCACGTGCGATTTTTCTGCCGATTTCTGCATCAAAGAATGCTAACGATGAGCAGGCACTTTCGCCGGTCACGGTAAAACCGTTTTGCAATGTCAGCACACAAATTGTCAGCACGCCAACCTGTACATATTCGACGGATTTAATTACAGATTGGATATGTTCATAGGTTAATTTTTCCATTTTATTTTCCTTTTGGTTGATATTCGGTAAGGGAGGCAGGTCATAAGGCTTGCCGCGCGGGGTTAAATGAGCAAAGGGTTGATACATTACATTGTGAGCTCCTTTTCTTGCTGTTTTTCGGTATGCCTAGTTTGCCTGTTCGTGCATCAAAAATATTCTAAACGCGTCCAAAATACGCGCACTTCATAAATAGCTAAGCTAAAAACTCCAAACCACCCCATTTATCAAAACTAAGGAGTTTTTATGAAAGGTTTTTTAAACGCATTAAAGCACGGTCGCCTATTATCTTGGGTCATTTCCGCCCTGTGTTTACTTGCGATCATTGGTCTTATTTCACCTGCGCAGTTGCCTGTAGTGTTGTATAAATTGGCCCTAGTGTCTATTGCATCCATTATCGGTTACCACCTCGACCGCGCCTTGTTTCCGTATTCGAGCCCCGGAAGTTATTTGCGTGAACGCTGGAATAAACCCGAATCCAAGCTCGCCTTGCGCCCTGAAAATCAGCCGGAATATCCGATTTGCGACGGCTATTTGAACGTCTTTGCCATGGTGATATTACGCCGTGCGCTCATTGTTGGTGCGGTTATTTTGGGTGTGACGTTAGGACTGTAACTATGCGCGTCGTCCATCGCACCAATAAGTGCTTCAAATATTGCTGTTATGCCTTTGTGGCGCTGTTGCTATCCTCGCTTTTATGCGTGCCGTTAGCCTTCAGCGCGCCTAATCAAGCAGCGCAATACCAACGCACCTTAACCCGCGAAAGCTACGCTGTATGGGGCTTAAATGCCCCAATCCCGGTGTTTGCCGCCCAAATCCATCAAGAATCGCAGTGGAAAACTACCGCACTTTCGCCCGTTGGTGCGCAAGGCTTGGCGCAGTTTATGCCAAAAACCGCTGACTGGATTTCGGCATTGTATCCCGAACTTGCCGACAATCAGCCTTATAACCCCGACTGGGCGTTGCGGGCGTTAGTACGTTATAACCGTTACAACTATGAACAGATTAATGCGCGTACCGAATGCGACCGTATGGCCTTTATGTTATCGGCATATAACGGGGGCTTGGGTTGGGTGCAACGTGATAAACGCAAAGCCAAGGCGCAAGGGCTTGATCCATTGATTTATTGGCAAAGCGTGGAACTTGTCAACAGCGGGCGCAGTCGTGCGAATTTTGCCGAAAATCGGGGCTATCCACAGCGTATTATCTACCGCTGGCAACCGCTTTATATCAACTGGGGGATTCCGCAATGCTTATAAAAGGTTTAACCGCACTTTTTAAAACCGACATCGGCAGAGCCATTTTAAACGCCGTGCTGATTACGCTGTTTACTATTTGGAGTTGCTACCAAGCCTATGAGCGCGGTGTTGCCGATACCAAAGCCGCCTACGAACAAGTGGAAAAAACGGAAATTAAGGGACAGTTAGACCGTCTTGGGCGTGACATTATGGCCGCAACTATCGTCAGCCAAGCCACTATTGCCAAACTAGCCGATTACCAAACCGAAGGAGACCGAACTACCTATGAACTACAGCAAACCCTTACGAAAAACGGGCATAGCCGTCGCGATTGCCGCTATCCTGCTGACAGCCTGCACAAACTCGCCGAAGCCCGCGCCCGCGCAGCCAAAACCGCTACCGTCGGCATTAGCAGTACCGTGCCGAGCCCTGCCACCGCTCCCGCAAAATCACAGTGACGCGGTCTTGGTGGCGCTAAAGGAAATGTATGACCTTTACGGCATTTGTGCCGGGTTGCACGTGGATTTAATTAATTATGTGCAAAAGGGGGAGGAAAAATGACGGAAGTCAGCACATGGCAGGTGATCACCTTTTTTGTGAGCCTAGTCATTACCATCATCGGTATGTTGATTGGGTTTGGGAAAATTTTACTTGCTCAATTTGAATCCAAGCTCAACGAGAAATTTAAATTTACCGAAACCCAATATCAACAGCTCCACCAAGACATCAAAGAGGCGCGCAGACTCTCGGAGGCGGCCAATAACATCGTCATGGAACTAAAGATAAAAATGCCGGAGGACTATCAGCGACGCGAGGACGCTATCCGGAGCGAATCGGTAAACTCGGCGCGCTACGACGCCATTAATGAAAAGTTAGATAAGGTTATTTTAATGTATGGAAGAAGCTAACATGATCCAATTTGAAAAAAATAAACGCGAACACGTGCGCTGGTTGATTTTGTTGACGCTCGACCATGCACGGCCTATTGGAGCGCCGGAAAGCCTGATTTTAACCACCATCCAAAGCGTGCCAATGCAACTGACTGCCCTTGAATTACGCCGCGAAATGGATTATTTAGCCGGGCGCAAATTGATTGAGTTACGCGGACGCGATACCGCCCGCTGGCACGGCAAATTGACCTCAGAAGGCATTGATTTTGTCGAGTACACCAGCGAATCTATCAACGGCATTGCCCGCCCTGAAAAATACTGGTAAGGAGTCGCCATGCCGAAACGCTCAACCGTCAAACAACTGCCGCAAACCGTCAAAGATTGGCTGGACGCCGCCCTTGTTGAAAATAACTTTAGCGATTACAGCGCACTGGAAGAAGCCCTAAAAGCCCGAGGTTATGACATCTCACGCAGTGCGGTGCACCGCTACGGGCAAGCGTTGGAACGCCGTTTGGCGTCTGTGAAAGCCAGTACCGAAGCGGCGAAAATCATCTCAGATAACATCAGCAACGACAAAGGCACACAAAGTGACGCCATTTTGGAAATGATCCAAAGTGAAGTTTTTCATGCTTTGATGAATCTCGAAGAAATCAAGGAAGAAGACGACCCGATGAAACGCCTTGCCGCCTTGTCATTTGTGGGCAAAAACATTAGCCCACTGATTGGCGCCAGTATCAATCTGAAAAAATACCAAGCCGAAATCAAAGCCCGCGCCGAAGCCGCCGCGAAGGAAGTGGACACGTTGGTGAAAAAAGGTGGCTTGAGTGCCGATACGGCAGACCAAATCCGTCAGCAAATTTTAGGGATCACCGCATAATGGAAAACCTCACCGAAACCGCCCGCACGCCCGCCGTGTTGTTACCATATCAGCAAAAATGGTGCGCTGATACCACCGCCGTGAAAGTTTGCGAGAAGTCACGGCGTATCGGTTTATCTTGGGGCGAAGCCGCCGACACCGCACTTTTGGCGGCGTCTCAGCAAGGCATGGACTCTTGGTACATCGGCTACAACAAAGAAATGGCGTTAGAGTTTATCCGCGACTGCGGAAACTGGGCGAAAGCCTACGGATTGGCGGCGGGTGAAATAGAGGAAACCGAAGAAATCTTTAAGGAAGGCGACGAAGAAAAAGCGATTTTAGCCTACATCATCCGCTTTGCCAGTGGTTGGCGTATCACCGCGCTATCCTCCCGCCCCTCTAACTTACGGGGTAAACAAGGGCGCGTCATTATCGACGAAGCCGCGTTCCACGAGGATTTGGCAGAGCTTATGAAGGCGGCAATGGCGCTTTTGATGTGGGGCGGTCAGGTGCATATCATCAGCACCCACAATGGTGTGGATAATCCGTTTAATGAGCTAATAAGCGATGTTAAAGCGGGCAAAAAGCCCTACAGTCTGCACACTATCCCATTCAACGAAGCTATCCAAGACGGGCTTTATCGCCGCATTTGCCTGCGCTTGGGGCGCGAATGGACGCAAGATGCCGAGGATGCTTGGGTGGCTGAAATCCGTGCCTCTTACGGCGACGCGGCGTCCGAAGAGTTGGATTGTATCCCGCGCAACTCAGGCGGCGCATGGCTTACCCGTGCGCTCATTGAAAGCCGTATGAGCAAAGACACCCCGCTCATCCGCTTAACCAAAAACGACGAATTTAGCCTGATTGACGAGCCGGTGCGCTATGCGGAAATTGAGGAGTGGTGCGAAGAAAACCTGCTCCCGGTGTTGCAAGCCTTACCGAACGGACAACGCAGCTACATCGGCGAAGACTTTGCACGGAGCGGTGACTTGTCGGTGATTTGCGTGGGGCAGGAACAGCCCGATTTGACCTTGAAAGAAGTACTGGTGCTGGAAATGTCCAAAGTGCCATTTAAGCAACAGGAACAAATTTACTATTACATCGGCGACCGCCTACCGCGCTTATCCAAAGCGGCCAATGATGGACGCGGAAACGGGCAGTTTTTATCTGAGGCGGCATTTGACCGTTACGGACAAGTGGTCGAATCGGTGATGTTAAGCGAATCCTGGTACGCCCAGCACGCGCCACCGTTTAAAGCCGCCCTTGAGGACGGAACCTTTCACGGTATCCCGCGCCACGCGGATATGCTCGACGATTTACGCGCATTCCAGGTCATTAAAGGCACACCGCGAATCCCCGACAAACGCACCACGGGCACCAGTGGCACGCAACGCCACGGTGACGCAGGCATAGCTAAACTCTTGCTCTATTACGCCTATCGCACTGACGAGGGATTTGAAATTGACTTTAAAGCAGGCAAACGGCGCGATACAGCGGATTTATTCGGCACAAGTGCGGGATTTTCCGCGCATGGATTTGGTACGGTGCGCGGACACAATAATTTTAGAGGATATTAATTATGGGCATTAAAGATTGGTTTAAAAGTAAAAACAAAAAACCGGAAACCAACCGCGCTATCGCAAGCACCGGCGACGGGCAGGACATCACCAAAGCCTACATGGGCGAGCTGGCACAGCCCGAAGATGGCGTGCTCCGTGGACGCGGCAACGGCGACCTGTCGCTTTACGAGAAAGTGTTAAGCGATGAGGAAGTCAAACGCACCTTTACCCAACGCCAAGACGCGCTAGTCTCCCGAGAATGGACGGTAGAGCCGGCAAGCGACGAACCGCAGGACGTTGAAGCGGCTGATTTTATCCGTAACTGGGTCGCAGAAATCGGCTTTGACCGCATTACCAAACTGATGCACTACGGTATTTTTTACGGCTACGCCGTAGCGGAGCTGGTGTATCGTGTCAATGATGACGGCAAATACGTGGCCGATGTGAAAGTGCGCAACCGTCGCCGCTTTCGCTTTACCCCGAAAGGCGAATTGCGCCTACTTACCCGCGCTAATCAAACCACGGGTATCGAGTGCCCGGCACCGTATTTTTGGAGTTTTTGTACCGGTGCCGACCACGACGATGAGCCGTACGGTATTGGTCTTGCGCACTGGTTGTATTGGTTGAGCTTTTTTAAACGTAACGGCGTCAAATTTTGGCTGATCTTTTTAGAAAAATTTGGCATGCCTACGGTGCTTGGACGCTATGGCAAAAATGCCAGTGAGGCTGACCAGAAACGCTTATTGGAAGCAGTCGAATCTATCCAATCCGACAGCGGCATTGTTATGCCGTTAGATATGCCTATTGAGCTGTTAAGCCAAGGGCGCACCGGTAACGGATCTTACAAAGAGCTATTTGATACCATGAACGAAGGGATCCAACGCGTCGTACTCGGACAAACCTCCTCATCAGGTGGCACGGCAGGACGTCTCGGTAATGACGATTTACAGGAAAAAGTACTGGAATCCATTATCAAAGCAGACTCTGATGTCATTTGCGAATCCTTTAACCGTGGCCCGGTGACCTGGCTAACTGAAATGAATTTTACCAATGCTCGCCCACCACGTGTGTTTAGAGTATTTGACGAGGCGGAAGATTTAAAAGAAAAAGCCAATCGTGACAAGATTATATTTGAAACTACCGGCTACCGTCCGACTTTGGGGCAAATCCAAGCGTCCTATGGTGGAGAGTGGGAAAAGGCAGAATCCCTGAATAATGATGCCCTGGCACCAAAAGAACCTGCTAAGAAAACGGCGGACTTTGCGGGCGAAACGGAAAAAGATATCCCGGGTCACATGGTTGATCAGCTCGACAACAATCTTGCACCGGTAATTGATAACTGGGTAAGTCAAGTGCGGGCGCTAGCCGAGCGCGCGGAATCTTTAGAGCAACTGCGCGATGAGCTGTTAACCTTGATGCCGGATATGAGCCTGGAGCAATACACGGCCGCTATGGCGCTAGCACTCAACGCGGCGAATTTAAGCGGACGCGAAGCGGCGGCAAGCGAGGCAAGCAATGAATAAAGCGACTTACGGGAGCGTGCCGTTTAACGAGCAAATTGAGTTCTACAAGCGCAAAATCCCGACACCTACCGCCACATGGACGGATATTTACAACGCCGAGCATGATTACGCGGCGGTGGTTGCAGGCGCCAATCGCCGTGAAATCATTGAAGACTTTGCCGCCGCCATTAACGACTTTATCGCTAACGGCAAAACGTTAGAGGATTTTAGAAAGGATTTTGACAATATCGTCGCTAAATATGGCTGGGACTATCACGGTGGGCGAAATTGGCGCAGTCGCGTGATTTATGAAACCAACCTACGCTCCAGCTATCAGGCGGGCAGGTACGCCCAACTGCAAGAGCTTAAAGATGTGATGCCCTATTGGGAGTACGTCCACAGTGACGCCGTCAGCCACCCGCGCATTGAGCATATGCACTGGGATGGGTTGATTTTGCGCCACGATGATCCGTGGTGGCAAACCCACTTCCCGATTAACGCTTGGGGCTGTCAATGCACCGTGATTGGGCGTAGTCAAGCCTACATAGACCGCAACGGACTCAAAGTAGATAAGGCACCAAAAATTGAGTGGGAGGAGCGCATTGTCGGTGCACGCGGCTTGAATCCGCGCATTGTCAACGTGCCGAAAGGTATCGACCCCGGCTTTGAGCATATCCCCGGCGCGTCACGGCTGAAAAGCCAAACCCCGCCGCCGTTAGACGACGGTGGACAACCGCGCCGCGTGGCGTTTTACCCGCACCGAAAAGATACCCCAATCCCAATGCCGACCCCGCGCAAGGTATCCAGCAGTTTATTATTGCCGGAAGGCAAGGAAGACGGATTTTACATTAACGAGTTTTTATCTGAGTTTGGCGCCACCGCAGAAAAACCCACGATATTTAAAGACGTGCTGGGTGAAAGCCTTGTAATTAGTGATGCCCTGTTTACCTCGCGCAGCGGGCACTCCAAACTCAAAAAACGCGGGCGTGAGGTATATCTGAAGATTTTGGCGTTAGCGTTGAAAACGCCTGACGAAATCTGGACGCGTGCTGAGTATCATCACCACTTGAATTTAACCACCGTACGCCGTCGCTATATTGCTCGTTTTGAGTTAGACGACAGCGGACACAATGTGCCGGCATTGGCGGTGTTTGATGTGGGCAGTGACGGTTGGGATGGTGTAACGATATTTGCGCCGGAAAAGGACGAGTATTTAGAGCAGGTGCGCACCGGTGTGATGTTGTATTACCGGGACGATGAAGACTAAAAAACTCACCCGCCGCCACAAGTGAGTCTCGCCGGGTGTGGGATTGGAGGTCCTGGCGGGGACTGCCCACCCGATGCGCTAAAATCAATATAGGACAAAATATGACCGCAGTCAACATTGAACTAGATATTTCGGAACTTAGCCGCGTGATTGATAAGGCCTTGGCGAGATTAAATCGTCCTAAGCTGATGTTTGCCGAAATGGGCGAAGAACTGTTGGCAATCCATTTCGCCCGGTTTGTTGCGCAGAAAGCCCCGGACGGCACGCCTTGGGTGCCGTTGCAGGACTGGTATCGCGACACCAAGAAGAAAAACGCCGACAAAATTTTAACCCTTGACGGGCATTTAAGTGGTACACTGCGCTACCAAGCAGATGATTCCGGCGTGGTGTTTGGCTCCGACCGCCCTTATGCGGCAATCCACCAATTCGGCGGAACGATCACCGCAAAAAATGCCAAAGCGTTAAATGTGCACGGACGCCGGGTGAAAAGCGTAACGATTCCGGCGCGCCCATGGCTCGGGTTATCCGCCGCCGACGAGCAACGATTACTTGATATTGCCCGAAAACATCTAAAAAACGATTTTAACGCGTAAAACGCGCGTACAGGCGTTTTAAATGAAAAAACGATAAACTATACCTCGAATTCGTTTTAGCGTGTTTATAAACGTTTATAAACACACTAGAAACGATAATCCCCCTCTAAATAATCCTGCATTTGCAAAATTACCCCGTTTAATAATTCCAAACGCGGAAAAAATACAAATTTCCGTCGCCTCGGCATACTGTGGCCATAAAACACACATCCGAGGTTATTTATCTGTGAAACTCACCAAAATGGAAATTATGCGCGTCGGCACCCATACCGCAATGGACGGTCGCGAAATTAGCTTTTCGCAAGCTGATTTAAATGATTTAAGTGCACAATACGATCCAAAACTTTTCGAATCTCCGATTGTTATCGGTCACCCCAATCTCACCGCCCCGGCTTACGGCTGGGTGAAACAGACCAGTGTGGAGGACGGCATACTTTACGCCCACGTGGGACAAGTTGACGCAGCCTTCGCCGAGGCGGTGAATGCCGGACGCTACAAAAAGCGCAGTGCATCCATTTTCTTGCCGGAGACCCCCGGCAACCCTAAACCCGGTCATCATTATTTACGTCATGTGGGCTTTTTGGGCGCAGTGCCACCCGCTGTTAAAGGCTTGGCAGACGTGAACTTTGCGCAAAGCGAAGGCGGCGACAATGCGTTTGCCGACTTTGCCTTTGACGAATCCGACTCTGCTAACCCATCAACACAGGAGAAAACCATGACAGAAGCAGAACAAAAAGCCGCGATTGAAGCCGCCGCCGCAAAATTGGCAGCCGATGAAGTGGCGAAAAAAGAAGCCGACTTTGCCGCTCGTGAAGCCGCCATTGCTGAACGTGAAGACAAAGTAAAAGCCGCTGAGAATGAAAAGGCCAAAGCGGAAGCGGAAAGACAGAAAAAAGAAGCCTCTGATTTTGCCGATAGCTTAGTGAAAGCGGGCAAAGTATTGCCGGCACACAAAGCGGCGTTGGTTGAAGTGATGGTGCAACTAGGTAACGCGCCGGTGTCATTTTCCGACGGCTCACAAACCGTCTCTAAATCGTCCATCGACGTATTAAAAGACGTGCTCAACGCTAAACCGGTGGACTTTTCGGAAAAATCCGGTGAGCCGGGCGAAAAAGACAAAGACGCGGTGGACTTTGCCGACGGTGCGTCTATCGCCAAAGCGGCGACCGCATATCAAGCGGAACAAGCGAAAGCGGGCGTTGAAATCTCAATGACCGATGCCGTTAATCACATCATGAAAGGAGCACAAAAATGAGCAACACCCCTGAATTAATCACCGCCTACGTTACTGAAGGCAAAATCGAAGGTTATCGCATTGTTGCCTTTGGTGAAGACAAAAACGGTGCAAAACAAGCGACCGCCGCCACCGATAAGTTAATCGGTATTTCCACTCGCGTGCCGAAAGACCCGGGCGAACATGTGGATGTGGTGCGTAGCGGTTTGTATCCGGTGATGTACGGCGCCGACATTAAACGTGGCGACCCATTAACTACCGATGCGCAAGGTCGCGCCGTGAAAGCCACCGGCAAACAAGCCTATATTGGCTTTGCCGAAGAAGACGGCGCGGAAGGTGATTTAGGCTCCTTGTTTATCACCCCGGGTTTTGCCGCTGAATAACCTGTTCATCAAAATTAAGCAAAAACTGTAATTAATTTTCACCCATTGAAAAAGGATTAAAAATGAGTAAAGCAAATTTTCCGGTTAATCCGGTTTTAACCGCCATTGCGATTGCTTACCGCAACCGCCGCATGATTGCCGATGATGTGTTACCGCGCACTGATGTAGGCAAACAAGAATTTAAGTATTTGCAACATGATTTGGGCGAAGGTTTCACCGTGCCAAAAACCATTGTTGGCCGCACCTCACGCCCAAACCAAGTGGAATTTAGCGCTACCGAATTAACCGCCTCCACCGAAGACCACGCATTAGATGCACCGGTGCCCGTCGTTGACGCGAAAAACGCCCCTGCAAATTACGACCCGGACGGTCGTGCCGTGGAGCAAACCATTAACTTGATTGAGTTGGCGCGTGAAATCCGCACCGCAGGTTTAGTGTTTAATGAAAAATCCTATGTCAATGGTAACGTCAAAACCCTATCCGGTAACGACCAGTGGACACATGATGATTCTGATCCAATCCGTCAACTGTTGGAAGCATTGGATGCGCCAATTATGCGACCAAATATCATGGTTTTAGGGCAAAAAGCGGCGACAGCGTTACGTACCAACAAGAAAATCATCAAAGCGTATAACGGTACGTTGGGTGATTCCGGCTTAGTGCCGTTGGAGTTTTTGCGAGAGTTGTTTGAGCTCGACCAAATCTTAGTTGGTCAGACGTTGGTTAATACCGTGAATCAAGCGAAAAAGCCGGTATTGGCGAACGCTTGGGGCGGTCACTGCTCGTTGATTTATCGTGATGTATTAGCCGACACCCAACACGGCACTACCTTTGGCTTGACCGCCCAATTTGGTACCCGCGAAGTGCGCACCATCTTTGACAACGACATCGGCTACCGTGGCGGCAATCGTCACCGCGTTGGCGAGTCCGTCAAGGAGTTGATCACCGCGAAGGATTTAGGCTTTTTCTTAAAAAACGTTATCGAGTAAGGTCGCCGCATGTATATCACACTGCAACAACTCTACGAAAAGCCGGGCATTATGGAGCTCTCTCAAGTCACAGCGCAGGTTGGGCAACCGCCTGCTGACTGGCGAATCTGGGGCAAAATTTTGGACGGTGAAGACATCGCTAACTTTTCACCCGCTGATGTTGAGCGGGTGAATCAAGCGATTAAACGTATCGAAGAGGTGATTGAGGATTCGAGTGCGTTAATCGACGGCTATTTGCGTCAACGTGGCTATAAGTTGCCGTTTAAGCGTGTACCGAGGATTTTGGTCGCTTGGGCGCGCAACATCGTCCGTTACTACCTGCACCAGCATTTGCCGGCAAAAGAAGCGGACAACCCGATTGTGCGCGACTACCGCGACACGCTCAAATTGTTGCAGCAAGTTGCTGAAGGTAAATTTTCGCTTGGCTGGGAAGACGACCTCGTACCATTTACCGGTCTGCCGAAATTTAGCAAAAAAGCCAGCGACCGCGTGTTTACCGCAGAAACCCTAAAGGATTACTAATGCAATACGGACCGTTTGACATTAAGCATGTAATTGAGCAGCTCAAACCCCTACAGCCGGACCACATCCACATGTTGGGATCTACCGCCGAATATCGCTCTATCAGTGATGTGAGTTTGGCGGGCTTGGCAACGCCTGCGGTGTTTGTTGTGCCAAACGGTGAGGTGGGAACGCTCAATGATGTGGCGATACGTCAAATCGTCACCGTCAGTTTTTCGGTTATCGTGATTGTACAGTCGTATCAGTACAACATTGAGACGCCGCATTTGAGCGTAAGTAATCCGGTTATCGGCAAAATCCGCGAGCAGTTAATGGGTTGGCTCCCACCGGTGCCGGGTGCGAAAGAAACCTTTTTTGTACGTGGTGACATTGTGGATTACACCAACTCTTATCTCGTATGGATGGAGACCTACCAAACCAAAATCATCATAGGGAGAAACCGATGAAGCAAATTAAATTAAACCAACCGCATGTCCACGCCGGCATTAGCTATGCCGCAGGTGATGTGATTGAGGTAACAGACGCTGACGCGGCGTATCTCATCCGTCATCAAATCGGCGTGAACGGAAAAAGTGCGGTGAAAAAATCGGATGAATCCGATAAGCCGACTGAGCAAGTGGTCTCGGAACAGTCCGAGCAATCCGAACAGCCAGGCGATAACGCCGAAAATCCGCCGTCCGCCGACGGCGAAACCGAAAATCAAAATCAAGGAGAACAATAATGGCACACGTTGAAACGTATTCTTACGGCCAAGGAAAACTCTATCTTGCCGTGCGTGACGCAATGGGCAATATCGGCGCGCAACGCTGGGTGGGTGATGTGTCTGAACTATCTATCTCATTAACGGTGGAAAGTTTTGAGCATACTGAATCTTACTCAGGCTCCCGCCAAAAAGTCCGCAAAATTATCACCGGCAAATCAGGCGAAGTATCGGCTAAATTTCATGAGTTTAGCGCAGCGAATCTGGCGTTGTTGTTGCTCGGTGAACCCGTAACAGTGCCGGGCGGTAGCGTCACGGGCGAAAAATTGCCGGCAGTGATTAAAGCTGGGGACCGCATTACATTAGCACATCAAGATGTAAGCGAAGTAAAAATCGGGTCATTGGTCGAAGGTACGGATTACTCCGTAGAGCCAATTTTTGGCGCGGTGGAATTTTTGAAAGACATTGCCGCCAATACCGATACTGTGGCGTATAAATACGGGCAGGTTGAAATCATTGCTATGCTCACCACCAATCCGAAAGATCTGTTCTTGCGCTATGAGGGTATTAACTTGGCGGAAAATAATGAGTGGAACGTGGTTGAGTTATACAAAATCAACTTCACGCCGACCGAAGCGCTGAGTCTCATCAACAATGAAAACTCGTTAGATTCGCTAAATACCAAAGCCACCGTGCTCGCTGACACCAATAAAGTGAACGACGTCACACTAGGTCGTTTTGGTCGCGTGATTAAAATCCGCAAATAATCCCCTTCCCCGGGTAATACCCGGGGAACTCTCCTAAAAATAAATTAAGGCGCAATTATGTCCGACCAAACCGAAAACAAAGAACTCCAAATCCTCTTTCCGACTGCTGAACTCACTATCGCGGGCGAGAAAGTCGAAGTGAAAGAATACACGCTCAAACAACAATTACAGTACAACGCCAAATTTGTGCCGTTTATTGCGTCCCTACGTACTACGCTTGGCAACAGCCAAGAGGATTTTAACCTTGATGCCTTGATGGCTTGTCTCAGTGACAATTATCAAGACGTAATTGAGCTTGTTGCATTATCTATCAACAAGCCGACTGATTATATTGCCAACCTCAATGCGCGCGAAGGCGAAGACTTACTCATGGCGTGGTGGTGTGTAAACAGTGATTTTTTTACCCGCAAAGCCATTGCACCAATAATGGAGCGAATGGCAACACAAAATCTCAAGATGTTGGATGGGGTGAAATCATAGAGCTGTTGGTCGCCAACGGCCACCACTTTGTGGAGCTTGGTGACTATACCGCCCGACAACTATTGCTGTTTTACGAAAAAGCCCTAATCCGCAAGCGCAAAGAACGCGCAGAAAGAACGATTGATGTGTCGTTTGGGGTAAATGGCGGGAAAGAGGTGCAAGGCTATATAGACGAGTTGACCGCACCTTAAAAAGTGCGGTCGATTTTTTTAGAGTTTTGAACCGATGACAATACCGAGCAAAGCGGCAAGTGGCGCGCGGAAGAATGCAGCGACAACAAAAATAAGCGCATAAAACGCGGTGCCGAAAAATAGCACTTGTCCGAAGTTGGCAGACCCGAACAGCATAAACAGTAAACCGATTTCATACGGCAACAACACAATCACCCAACCAAGCCAACTGATATTTATATTTTTATTCATTTTAAGGTTACCTCATGGCAGATAATTTAACTCTCGCACTCAAAATCAAAGCCGACCTTGAGAATGCTTTATCAAATTTTAAGGCCTTTGAAGGCGAATTGCAACGCAATAAAAAAGCGGCGGAAGGCCTGGGTAAGTCTGCTAAAGTTGGTGCCGTAGGTATTGATGAGCTCGGTAAAAAAGCCGACCAAACCACCGCTAAACTAAGCAAAACCCGCGCAGGGTTGGAATCTATCAGTACGCAATTAGCCCGTCTAAAAACTCAAGCTATTGGGTTTACATTGGGTAATCTTGCCATTACTAACCTCTCCCAAACCGTTGACGAGTACAAGAGTTACGAGTCACGCATTAATCTGATCTCAAAATCTAATGCGCAAGCCAAGGGCACATTTAGCGAGCTCATGCAGATTGCTAACGAGACTGGCTCGGCGTTTGGTGCAACGGCAGAACTCTACACGCGACTCTATAGAGCAATGGGCAATCAGGCTAATAGTGCCGAATTATTGCAATTTACCCGTACTATCCAACAAATGACGGCAATCTCGGGCGCAGGCGCAGAGGAAGCAAAAGCCGCCATTATCCAGTTAGCGCAGGGTTTAGCCTCCGGTGCGTTACGCGGAGACGAATTTAACTCCGTCGCAGAACAAATGCCTATCCTACTCGAAGTGTTGCAAAAGTCACTTGGTAAAACCCGCGCAGAATTGCGAAAAATGGCCGAGGACGGCGAGCTAACACCACAATTAATCCTTGGAGCGACCAAAGAAGCCACCGAAGAAATCCAGCGTCAATATGAGCAAATGCCGCTAACTATTGGGCGCGCCATGAATCAACTCTCTAACAGTTGGCTCGGGTTTGTGGGTAACACGGATAAAACTATATCCGCATCCAGTCTTGTCGCCGGAGCAATCTCTCTTGTTGCAAATAACTTGGATTTACTTGCCGGAGCATTGATTACCGCAGGCGCCGCATACACGGTACATTTGATTGCACCTTTAGCCAAAAAAGCGGCCGCACTTGCAGCAAGTACGTTTGCTGTTAATGCTAACACTGTCGCGGTTAACGCTAATGCGAGTGCGCAAGTACGCACCGCCCAAGCCACCATTATTGCTATGCGGGCAGTGGACGGCGAGAGTGCATCTGTGGCGCGATTAACACAGGCTTACGGCGCCTTAGGGGTGGCAAAAGCGCGTGCCGCCGCATCCAGTATTGGGTCTAGTTTGCTTGGGTTTGCGGGTGGTTGGGTCGGTGTGGCACTTACCGCGGCTGTTGGTCTATATGCCGCTTATCAGTATTTGCAAAGCAAAGAGGAAGAGCTGGAAGCGCAATACCAACAAACCACAAACACCATCCAATCCAACATCGACAAAACAAATGCGCTAATTGACGCCCGCACAAAACTCGGCGAAATCGGCGGGTTTAGCGACCGTGTGAGCCAAGTCGAAACAAACAACAAGACGCTGGATGAAGCTAAAGCAAAACTCGAAGAGCTCATCGAAGCGCGTGACAAATTGCAAGAGCAAGTGCTGACGGACAGTTTCGGCGGCTTTTTGAATATCGAAAAACTCGAAGAAGCAAACGCACGCGTCAAAGAGATGGAAGAAAGTGTCCGCAAGTTACAAGATGGCACGGACGCACTGGCAAAATTAAACCGGGAACAGCTAACCGCCGCATTTAACTCTGTGATTGAAGCAGGTGGCGAGCTCGCCGAAAAACTCAAAGCCATCGGTGACCCATCCGCTCCGGAAGCCATGGAACTGCTCGAAAAGGTGATTAAAGACGCCGAGGGACAGATGACCTCCATGGGAGGCGAGCTGGATAAAATTGAAAGCAAAATCCGTCAAGAGCTCACCAATTCGACGATGACCGCGTCCGAACAGCTCGAAGCCATGAAAGCCAAGTTTTTAGAGCTTGGAAGAACTGCCGGAGCGTCCGCCGGCATGATGGACGGCTTTATCAGTCGAATCAACACCATCATTGACCTGCAAAATCAGCTAGATTTCGAAAAACAGGCAAAGGAAGGCGATAAGTTTATTGAAAGCCTACAACGCCGATTGACCACTAAAACCAAAGGCACGGCGGCGGGACTTAAGGAAGAAGCCAGAAGCAAAGGTTTAACTGGCGACCAGCTCACGCAAGCGGACGCCCTCGCCGACCAAATCGAAGCGGCGGAAAAAGCTAAGAAATCCGCCCGGTCATCAAAAACAAAATACGATGCCACAGACAAAAATCTTGCGCTTAACGTGCAGTATTTGCGCTTAACCGGGCAGGAGGTGAAAGCCAACCTCACGGACATTGAAGGCCGTTATAACAAGCTATTGGCCGAGTTTGCTAAGCACTCCAATGTTGACGGGATTAATCTGATTAAAAAAATCCTGCCACTGGAACAAGCAAAAGCCCAAGTTGACGGCGTGCAAAATGAAATCAATCGCTTGTATCAAAACCAAAGCACCCAAGAGCAACGTATCCAAGCACAGGTGCAGGTGGGCTTAATTAGTCACCTTGAGGGCCAACAGCAACTAAAAGCACTATACGGCGAAACTGTGGCCGAACTTGAAAAACAAATCCCGGTGTTAGAAAAACTCGCCCAAATGCCGGGGGCTCAAGGTGAAGCGGCGAAAAACTCTCTAGAGGGGATGAAAATCAAGATTGCCGAGCTTAAAAACGCGGGAAATGACCTCGAAAAGACCTTTAAAGAGGGGTTAACTGCGGGGTTACAAAGCTCAATCGTGGGCTTAGCAAAAGGCACGATGACCTTGCGCGAAGCGGTGTTAAATCTCGCCAATACTATCATAAACGCAATGATTAATATTGCCGCACAACAGCTCGCCATGCAGGCGGCAAGCGCGACAAGCGGTTGGTGGGGGGCGATTGCGGGGGCGTTTTCCAGTGGCACCGTTACCGCCGCAACAGGGGGGTATATCCGCGGTCCCGGTACAAGTACATCGGATTCCATCCCGGCTCGCCTATCCAATGGTGAGTTTGTGGTTAAGGCAGATTCTGTGTCGCACTATGGTGTTGGCTTTATGCACGCTATCAACCGCAGACAACTACGCTCATTTTCACAAGGCGGACCGGTATCTGTCCCACCTGTGCCAAGCTACAGCGAGCCCGGATTAAGTGATTCCCTGCGCGACGGTCGCACAGGCGCGCAGGTGGTAGCATCACCGGTCAACATCCAACAGACACTTGCCGTTGACAGCGCGGAGTTGTTTACCGCGGGGCTCAAGACCAATGCAGGCGTTAAGGCAGTCATCACCATGCTCCGCGCCAACAAACAAACCGTAAAAGATATTTTAAATTAGGGGGTTACGATATGGCATATCAAACAGGCACCGCGCAAAACGAGCGCGATTTGCTTGACATACTCAATAAGTTTTTAACCACCGACCCGACGTTAGTTGCTAACGGGCAGGCGTGGACGGTGCTACTTGACAAAACCGTCGCCAAAACAGCGACGGAAGTGGAAAAACGGAAAATAGTGTGGAAATCTACCGGAACCGGAGTTGAGCAAGATATTTATGTGATGTGCGAATCTGTCAATAGTATCTCGCAAGACATTTACAACCTCAATTTTTTTGGCGGTACATTTTTTAACAGCGAATTAGTCAAGGGCGATAACGTTCAGGCAGGGGTTATCAATATCTCGCCTGGGGTTGTATTGTTTGCTGACGCACGCCCGATTGACTATTACATGGTCGCTGATGGTCGTTGCTTTAAAGTGGTGACGCGTATCTCTAACGTATGCTCTAGTGCTTACTGCGGATTTATCCTGCCGACCGTACCGCCGACAGAATATCCCTATCCGCTTTGCATTGCGGGGAGCGCGCCAATCAGAACGCCAAAATCAAGAAGTGATAACCCGATATTTTTGCGTTACTCAAACACAGAATTTTATAACTCATCCATTGTAGATCCGTTAAGCGGCAATTGTTGGTTGTTCGCACCAGACCAAAGTTGGCGAGATTTTAGCGGAAGCGATTATCAAACATATTCTAACGATTCAAGCGAGCAATCGCTTTATCCGTGCGCGATTTCACAAAAACATAATGATAAAAATTGGTACATCATGAAAACGTTAAGTGCTTCCCCGGGCGGAAGTTATCCGCTCATCCCGGTTGAGTTTATTAGCTTTAAAAAATCATCGCAGGGTGAAAACCGATGGGGTGCGTATGATGGTGTTTATTGGATTCCGGGTGTACAACGTGCAGTGGGCGACGAGGTGACATTGCCAAATGGCAACAAAGGCGTGGTATGTAACGGCGGATTTCGCACTACAACAACCGATTATTTTGTATTAGAGCTGGGAGCATGATATGGCATATCAAACAGGCACAGTGACTAACGTCACCGAATTACTTAAAAAACTCGCAGAATTTGCCGTCACACAAAACTGGACGATTAACAAAAATGAAAACAATGTGTTGTATTTAAGCAATTCTGACGGGTATTGGGCGCTTGAGTTTAAAAATAAGATGCTTTTTGTGATCTCTTGCACTGGTGTTGATAAAAATCGGGATTGTTTTAATCAGCCTGGGGCGTCATGTAATAACTCATACTCTAAAGTAAAAACGCAGACGTCTCATTTAGATGCCAACAAGTTTGTTAGTTATGACTTTTTCGGCACGGCACAATATTTGCATGTTTGCGTGCAATACCAAGCCGAGAGATTCCGCCATTTTGGCTTTGGGACGCTTAACAAAGAGGGGCAATATACCGGCGGGCAATATGCATTTGGAACGACTGTTTACGAATCCGGTTATAACCGCGAAACCCTTGGTTCAAGTAAAACAACACTTGGCATGGCGGACGGTAATAACGCATATGGACCTGTTGTGCGTGCGGACAATCTCGCCGGGGATACTCGTACACCTTGGTATTTTCAGGCGGAAGGTCGTTATCAATATAACAATCTAGATAAAACGGAATTCGGGTGTTATATGCTGACTAACGGCTCAATATTTAATTATAAACACCATCCGGATAGTATGCTGCTCACGCAGAGCCAAAGCAAATTCGGGCAGTTGGTACTACCCGTTGCTAATGCCCCGATTGCGCATTGTATTGATAATTTATTCCGCCGTCTTGGTACCATCCCCGACCGTTTTGAGTGTCGATTGGTTGGCATTATCCCACGTCAAAAGCTCCAAATTAACGGGGATACATGGTTATTTGTGCCAGGTGCGCAATATCAAGCGGGTAATCCAGACCGTGCGCCGACTGATAATGACAACTCCGGCGAATACGGCGTGGCATATCGCATTGTAGAGTAAATCATGGCAAAGATTAACGGCTATTTAATTACCCGCGGTGCAGGCGCACGCATTAAAGATACGGGATATCTTGACGGGTTGACTGCGTACCGAGGGGCTAATTCAAGGCTCGTCAATCAGCGGTTGGTTATTAGCGGGCAGATTCACGCGCGCAATATCAAAAATCAGACGTTGGGTGCGCAGGCGTATGTTATCCCTAACTATTACTCTGATCTTTACAAGCGCATCATTGTTATCCCGCACACCGTCAATCTCGGCTCAATCTCCACCGACCAGACTTTTAAAGTGCAAGTTTGGAATGCCAATAAAAGTGCGGTCAAGTTGTTATCTGTTTCCGTTGTTGGCGGTGAGGGTATAGAGCTTGTCGGCCCAACATCCGGCACATTTAACGCGCTCGCCCTTAAAAAATGGACGGTTAAAGTCGGCATGCAAGGCACCCCGGAGATTGATTGCGTCGTGACGTTTAATTTTTTGGGCAAAAGCCCCGTTACGCTACGCATTACCGGCTCGCGCTCCACTGACTGGTCGTTTATGCCGGATTGGAGTGAGGACGTTACCGAAAATATCGAGTGGCTCACTCGTGTACACCAATCCGTGACCGCCGCAGAACAACGCATTGCGCGTCGTCTAAGTCCGCGCCGTACCTTTGAGTTTAAAGTGAGTTTTAGCGAGGTGGAGCGCCAACTGTTTGAATCCGCCCTTTACGGCTACGGCTCGCGCGTGTGGTCACTGCCGATTTTTACCGACTGTGCAAGACTGTTACAGCCTGTGCAACAGGGCGCGGTGGAGTTACCTATTAACACGGTGGGCTATGATTTTGCTGTCGGCGGTCGCGCAATTTTGATGACCGGAAGCAACAAGGAAATGGTTGAGATCACTGCGTTAGAGCCAAGTAAAATCACGGTTAAGCGCCCTATTGTAGGCAATTACGATCAGTCCTTTACAGCCATTTATCCGTTGCGTTCTGCGGTGCTTACGGATATGCCGCAGGTGCGCCGCTTAAGCGACAACGTATCAACCGCACAAATCCGCTTGCAACTGCACGAGCATAATGCGTGGAGTGATGATGTGAGCCATTTGCCGACTTATCGCAACCACCCGGTGTTAGAGCCGACTTCCGAGTGGTCGGAAGACATTACCGCGCAATATGCGCGTCTGATTAAGACATTGGATAACGAGACGGGCTTGCCGTACTACTTAGACACAGCTAATAAAGCTATGCAAATCACCGCCAACCGCTTTGTGGCAAGCGGGCGGGAAGAACAACGCAAGCTCCGTAACCTGTTTTACTACTTACGTGGCCGTCAGCGCGCAATTTGGGTGGCGACCTCAAGCACGGATGTGACGCCCGTGGGCGATATTGTCGGCAAAACCTTAGATATTGCCTACGTCAACTACACCGGCGCACTGCAAAAACAAACAGGACGCCAAGACGTGCGCATTGAGTGCACCGGAGGACGGATTTTTTATCGTCGCATTGTATCTTCCAGTGTGATTAATTCCGCCACTGAGCGGCTTGCCTTTGACGGTGACACGCTCAATATCAAGCAGGCGGAGATTCTCAAAATTTCATACTTGACGCTTTCTCGGCTTGAGAGTGACACAGTAAGCTGGGTGCATCACACCGACGCAGACGGCGCGGCAACAGTGACGGTGAGCTTCCGCGGCTTGCGCGACGAGCTTGAGCCGTAAAATACCCATAAAATCGACCGCACTTTTAAAGGCGGTTTAAAGGATGTTTAAAGATGAGTTATTTAGGCAAAACACATTCCGTTGCCGAGGGACGCCCAATTGATTTATATCAATTTGTGCGCGGCGAAAACGATAAAATCTGGCGCTTTTGTAATGCGGATAAGGATTTGGAGATTAACGGCGAAAAATGGTTGGCGTCTGCTATCAGTGATGCCCGTGACGGCGGAGGCGATGGCAATGTGACGCTTCGCATGCCGAGCAATAACCCCGTGGCGCGCCTGTATCGTGGGCTTCCGCCAAGTCAAACTGTTAAGCTAACCATTATGCGCTTACATGAGGATGACAACGAGATTCGGATTGTATGGATTGGCACGATTACGGAGGCGAGTCGCCCGGATATACATACTACCAATCTTACCTCCGCGGCATTGTCCAACACCATGGATAGCGCAGGATTGCGCCTGACTTGGGGGCGTAACTGCCCTTATACACTGTATGACGTGGATTGCAAGGTTAAGCCAGGCAACTTTGTTTTAGCGGGGCTCACCATAACCGCGATGGACGGTGTGTCTATCACTGTTGATTTACCGCAAAATCTGCCGCAAGGCTGGTTTAATGCAGGTTTCATCGAGTGGACGGACGACGGTGTGCGCGAGGTGCGCGCAGTGACCGTTCATCAAAATAACAAACTCACGCTCATGGGCGGCACCCAAAAGCTATCTGTCGGCACGGTCATCAAAGTTTATCCTGGGTGCGACGGACGCGCTGAGACGTGTCTTAAAAAGTTTAACAATATGCTCAATTTCGGCGGCGCACCGCACATGCCTAATAAGTCGCCGTATGACGGTTCACGAGTGTTTTAGGAGTATTAATCATGTATGAGTCAATTGCATGGGCAATCGTAAAAATCGTCGCTTGGGCGGTTGCCAGTTATTACATTAATCAAGCGCTTAATAAACGTGGTAACAGTAACAGTCCGGATGCGGTTAATGCCAAAGATTGGAATTTCCCGCAAATTGACGAGGGCACGCCGCAGTGCGTGTTTTTCGGCGATTGTTGGACTGAGGATTGGCAGGTGTTGGCATATGGCAATTACCGCACGACAGAGATTAAAAAAGGCTAAGTTATGGACAAGATGACTATCACAATGCAAGACATGCGCCGGGTAGATTTCTGCGCCTCCGGTGTGGAGGCGTTTTTTGTGCGTGAGGGCTTGGACTATGCCGATTTTTTAGCACACGGGATTGATTCCGATGTGCTTTTAAACACGGGCAGTGTGTTTGCCCGTAAATGTATTAATGCCGCCATTGCGGCGCGTCAAGGAGATAAATAATGGGCGGTAAACGTGGTGGCGGGTCGGTAACGGTTGGTTATCGTTATTATTGGGATATTCAAAGTGGGCTTGGGCGTGGACCCGTGGACGAGATTGTCGAGTTACGTGTTGATGACAAGACGGCCTATGTTGGCAAGCCCGGTGAGATTACGCACTCACAGGCGATTTATGTTGACAAGCCGGATCTCTTCGGCGGGGATGGCACCGGCGGCGAGGGTGGGATTCAAGGGCGCATGGAGATACTTATGGGTGAGCCCGACCAAAAACCGACACAAATGCTGATTAATTTACTCAAGGGAGTTTATAACCCGGCCAGACTTGAGTGGTGGCAACGTAAGCTAAAAGAGAGACGAGGACGCAAAACGCCCGAGATGGAGTTTCACTCTCCGGGCCCTGTAAAACCTGGCAAGTTAGAGGATGATGACAAAATCCCCGGTTTCCGCGGTGTCGTCACGACAGTGTTTAGCGGTTTGATTAGTTGCTATAACGCCTACCCCAAAAAGCATAGTTACCGTGTACGCCGAGCAAATAAAGGTTGGCATGGCGGCGTGGTGTGGTACTCCGAAAAAGCTAAAATATTGCTACGTAACGATAATCTCAAAATCAAGGGGTTGACTCCAGAGCAGGAAGAAAACGTGCGTCAAATCCACGCCATGAATCCCGCGCATATCTTGGTTGAGTGCGCCACGAATAAGAGTTGGGGCGGTAAAAAAGATCTCACCGATTTGGATTTAGATAGCTACAAAAAGGCCGCCGATACGCTTTATGCTGAGGGCTTTGGCTTGTGCATCCGCTACAACCGCCAAACCTCCATCAAGGAGTTCATCCAGCAAATTGTTGACCACATCGGTGCGGCACAATACGACAACATTGAGACGGGTAAACAAGCAATTAAACTGATTCGCCATGATTACAAGGTCGAGGATTTACCGCTGTTTACATACGATAACGGGATTCTTTCCGTACTCGATGACGACAGCGCGGCGACTGATAAACAGGCCAATCAAATCATTGTTAAATATCGTGAACCGGTGACTAACCGCGACGACCAAGCCATTGCTAACAATATCGCGGCAGTGCAAATGCACGGCGTAATTAGCAAGACGGTTGAGTACAAAGGGATTCCGACTTTTGATTTAGCCGCACGTGTGGCTCAGCGCGATTTGGAGATGATTGCTAGTGGCTTAACACGGCTTAAAATCACATTTGATATGCGCGGCAGTGAGTTACGCCCGGGCGATGTTATCCGGGTTAATTTGCCTGAGCGTGACATTGTGGACGTGGTCTTTCGGGTTGGCGAGCTTAAAAACGGCAACGAGGGCGAGATTATCGCTACATGTCTGCAAGATGTGTTTGGGCTTCCTGCCGCCAACTACTCTACGCAAAAAGGCGAGTCGCTTTATATCCCGCCTGATTACACCGCCAAACCGATTGAGCGTGCGCGGTTGTTTGAGGTGCCGTATCACGTGCTCCCTCTTGTGTTAACGGACGCAGAGCGCGCTTATATCAAGCCGACTGACTGTTTTGTGTGGAGTCTAGGTGCACAACCTACACCGCTTTCCGTGGGGTATGACATGTTAGTCAACGTAGGCGCGGGCTATGCGCAGACTGCGACAGGCTCATTTACGCCATGTGTTGAGCTGGTCGGTGATGTCACGCCATATCAAACAAGTATTAAGTTTAAGCTAGAGGGTGAGTATGCTGCCCTCTCGGGCGCCGAGGCACTCATTGTGGATGATGAGATTATCAAGATTGATTCCGTCGATTTTAAAACCGGCACAATGACCGTAGGACGCGGTTGCGCAGATACTATCCCACAAGCGCATAAAGCGGGCACCTTGGCGTGGTGTTATCTGCTTGCCGCCGGGGCGGATGAGACAAAATACACCGTGGGCGAGCAAATCAAAGCTAAATTGCTCACCCGCACGGCACAGCAAACGCTTGATGAGAGCAAAGCACAGGTGCTTACGCTTACCACCCGTCAACGTCAAGCCCGCCCTTATCCGCCGGGTAAAGTGCAAATTGATGGCGGCTACGGCAATACCATTAATGACAAATCCGCATTTAAACTCACTTGGGCACACCGTGACCGTGATGTGCAAGCGGATAAGTTGATTCCGCATACGGACGATAGCACCGTTTTGGGTAAAGGGGTCAGCTATAAAGTAGATTTAATGGACGGCAACACCGTGGTGCGATCTATTGATACCACCGCGACCGAGTTTGTTTACCCGGACGCTAAAAAGGTAGATGATGAGCAATTTAGCCAAATGGCGCTTTATAGCGTTAAAAACGGCTTACAAAGTCTGCATCGTTATGTGTTCAGGGTTGGTGGTGTAATGACATTGCTTCATAGTTTTAATTATCAGGCGCGTTGGACATCGGGCGATAACGTTTTTAATCGCTACAATGATGGCGATTTCGGCGGATTGGGTTATTTGATGTTAGGCGCTAGTTCGCCAGATTACGATATTTACAATGATTACACCGTGCCGGCGGGGCAATACGCCCGCTTTGTGCTGGATTATAAGATTTTGACGTATAAGCAACGTAGCGGCAAATGCAAGGTAATTGTGCAACTGCTCAACGGCACAAACATGGTGCAATCATACGAGTCCGAGTTGATGGGCGACTGGCCAACAGATGATTGGCATCCGCAACAAGTATCCGGAGCGCTTCCGCCGGAGGTGACAACCATTAGATTTAGGATTGTGGCTCAACCTGGCATTAGTAGTAATGCGCTAACATTTAGAGATATCACAATTCGTGTTGGGGAGGAGTAACTTTCAAACGTTTCAAAAAATGACCGCACTTTAAAATGAAAAACAATTAACAACCTCAAATAAGGATTAAACAATGCAAGATAAAACAGTCACCCTCCGCAACGGAAATACAGGCACCGTCGTCTATGAGAGCCAATTTGGCAAGCTATTAATAGCCGAGCATAACGGCGATGAGCTTCCGCCGACGCACTGGCACAACGCTAACGGCTCATTTTATGCGGACTTAGAAAGCCCGCTTGATGTAGTTGACATTAACCAAGGATAGATACAATGCCAAACAAACAAACAAACAAACAAACAAACAAAGGAAGTATTTATGTTTAAGCAAGCCCCATTACCGTTTGTCGGTCAAAAACGCATGTTTTTAAATCACTTTAAGGCGATTTTAAACGAGCAGATCCCGGGCGATGGTGAGGGTTGGACGATTATTGACACGTTCGGTGGCTCAGGCTTGCTTAGTCATACTGCAAAACAACTTAAACCCCGCGCCCGTGTGATTTACAACGACTTCGACGGCTACGCTGAGCGCATTAAGCATATCGACGACATTAACCGCTTGCGTGCGCAAATTGCCGCGTTATTATCGGGTGTTCAGCGAGAAAAACGCGTCACCGACAAAGCGCTAAAAGCGGAGATTATTGATACAATCAAAGCATTTGACGGCTACGTGGATTTAGCAAGTCTCACAAGCTGGCTGTTGTTTTCGAGTAATCAAGTCAACTCGTTTGAGGAGTTGTGTAAAAAGGATTTTTGGCATCGCGTGCGCGCGTCTGATTACCCGTCCGCCGATGGTTATCTTGACGACGTAGAGGTGGTTTCCGAGTCGTTTCATACGCTACTCCCGCGCTTCACAGCCGACCCACAGGCGGTATTTGTCCTCGACCCGCCTTATCTATGCACTAAGCAAGAGAGTTACAAGCAGGCGCATTATTTTGATTTAATCGACTTCTTGCGGCTAATCAACATTACCCGCCCTCCGTACATCTTCTTCAACTCGACTAAGAGCGAGTTTGTGCGGTTTATTGAGTATATGCAGGAGGATAAGGTGGATAACTGGCAGGCATTCGGCGGCGCGCAGCGGATAGCAATTAAGACAAGCCTCAATTATCAAGGCGAGTACGAGGACAATATGGTGTACAAGTTCTGA